CGAACTATCACCAGTGTTATCGTGGCGATGAAGATCAGCCCAAGACCGCCTAGCTTTCTTCGAGCTAGAACGATCAAGGGACGGATCTTCAACCTCGCTACGACTCACCACCAATTACCTTGGTGATGAGCGCATCCGAAGACGCCGTAAACAGGGTTTTGAATCCTGTATAAACAGCGAGACTCTCCGTAGCCGTATAGCCGGCGGGTGGAAGATCGAAGACGATGTAACACGCCATCGATACTTTCACATTTTCCGTCGGCTTAAACGGATCGGAGGTCATCTTCGAATGGTCGATCCTCAAGAGGTGGCGATTCCTACCCTGCTTAGCAGAGGTATGATTCACCGACAACTTGACCAGCGTATCAGCAGAAGTGTAGGCGCTTTCATTACCTTCAGCGAAAGTTCGCGGAAGAGTAATGGGCACCGCACTAATGGTGATCGTCTGTGGATCGGTTAGTGCCATAGGCATCACTCCTAGGGACCCGAGCTGGGTCCCCGATTGGCGTTTGACGCAAGTCAGACTTCCATGGCTAAGCTAGGAACGTAAGTCCCAAAGCCGCCATGATGGCGATTTGAGCAGGTGATATACTGCTCAAAGAGACGCCGAATCCGAATGGTGTCGCCCTACGTCGTATCTTCGTTTCCGAACACACGACGAAAGAAACAGGGTGACCGGCGAAATTGACTTTGACGGGATCAAACCCGACATCGCCGACATAGGAGTATACATCACGGACCACTGTGTGTTCCATGATGTAACCTCTCCTAAGTACCTGACCGTTGACAGAATAGTTGTTGAGGTTGTTAACAACATCCCCAGCATTACTAAACCAGTCAGCGGCCCAGCTCCATGGAGCAAGCTGCCAAAGGACCTCTGGATTCAGTTCCAAGCCAAGAATATGGCTGGCATGTGCCAAATGCTCACCAGTACTCCCGAAAAACTCCGGGGGTGCATGGTAAGTAAAGGCACCTGAAAACCAACGGTCCACCGTAGTCCTTCGACTACGTACAACAGCTCCATTACGTTGTCCTGCTACGTTTTGATCAAGGACCGTTAAGTCAAACGGGCCTCCAGCAACACGGCCAGGTGCCGTGAGGCTGGTATCAACCGTAGTCACTTGAGTGGGGAACGAATATCTTCGACGGATATCCTTGCCACTGTCACGGAAGAACTGCGATTGCAGATCTCCCATTTCAGCGACGCCTCGAGCAAAGCTCTTGACGTCATTGACAAGGGGATTCCAACCGAACTCAACATTTAGATACTCATCTCCCGCATTACGCGCGAGACGAGTTCTATCCTCCCAGAAGGAATGTCCCAATAAATGGGGCAAACCATCTTTGAAGGTGTCGAGCGTAGCAACCGCAAGGTTAGCTACGGAATTCGCTGGAGAACATCTCGAAATGGCAACAGTACCTACCGCTTGCAACGTAGCATCACTGCTACGTGCAAAAGGTGGGAAAACTGCGTCATTATAGACGATAGGAACGTACAGTGGAAAACTTTTCTCCACTATAACATTCACACCGTCTGTACTCGAGAAGAACGATGCCGAACGCGTTTTGTAAATCGCCGGTTCAGGCGACTCAATCCACGTCCTAAGCATCGTAAAATCTCCACCCCAATCCCGTCCGGCAGGCAGAGGAGAAGGTCGTCCAGTTCGGACGGCCCTTTCCAAAGCAAGCCATTCAGGATGGTTTTGGGATATAGTTGTCTGTATCCCCTCAAGTACCACATCGGCCAAACTGAGTGGCAGTGTTCGAATAACAGCTTTACTAGCTGCGTTCCGAACTACTGCACTGGACACTCGGTGAGGCACGGTATAAACCGTAGTCTTGCGACTCTTTGTGGATGACAACAAAGCTCCTTCGGTCCTATGGGGTTAAATCCCCATAATTAACTCTCACCCCATCCTCCCTCCCCGGAAAGGAGGGGATTCAAGGATAAGAGAGAGAAGTGCTGCACTGCGCCGGGCACCCTCAC